TGTAGCTTCTTGTGTCTTTCCAGCTTTTCTAGCCGTAATGATACGAGTGGCTAAGTCTGTTCTAATGTCATTCTCTGTAACTTTTGTTTCTTTAGAAGACATAAGTTTTTTACGTTCTTCCATCTGATCTTCCAACTCTTTACGCTTTGGAGAATCTTTAGGAAGGTCTTGAATCTGAGTGACCAAGTTGGAAAGAATCTTTTCATTAGTCAATCCCTCTGTACTCACCAAAGATTTAACAACAGTGAACTGAGACAATTTTGTAGTGGCTGCTACCAAAGCAGCATCTTTGTTTGGATCATCTTTAGGCAGGGCTTGTGCAGCCACCACATCAAGCTTAGCCTTGTCTTCTTCCTGAGCAAATGTCTTAGTAGACAAAGCATTCAAATTAAACTTAGCCGCAGAAGTTACAGAAGGCTTATAAGTCATAGCACCTCTAAGCTGCTCAGGAGTAACACCGAAAGGAGCCACAATGCGTTTCAATTCTGCTTCGCCTGTACCTGCCGTCAATCGTTGGAAGAATCCTAAATTTTCTGCTGCTGGTGTAGGAGCAGCTTCCAGCTTTCTAATGTCGTAAAGCTCATTAATCTGAGTCTTAAAATCTTTACCAGAATTCTTAGAAGCAACAGTGACAAAGTCATTAAACTTAATGGCACGAGAATCAAAGTCTGGCTCACTAGCTTTCTTCTTGAACACAGCCATAGCTTCTGGGTTTTTAGCAGCCTCTACCAAGTCATCATCAGAGACATCTGGATAATAGCCCTTCAAAAACTCTACATCTGAAGCCATCTTGCTAGACAAGTCCTTAGCTTGCTTATCCACTTCCATGTAGTTTTTCAACATGGTGGAAGCCTGAGCAGCAGCAAGCTCTCTAGCATTCTTCTTCTCTGCTTCAATCATTGTGGTGGCTTGTGCTGCTGCACCGCCAAGGAAAGCTGTTAAAGCTGAAGGCATATTACACCATCTCTTTCTGTTTACGTGCCATTAAACCCATTGGCTTTTCTTCTCGTGGTTGTTCTGTTGGAACTGCTTCCTCCATCTTCTCCATAGCTTTCTTTACAGCAAGCTTGGCAATACGAGTAGGCACTGTTGTGTTTCTTTCCACATCATCTGCATAGACAATGTATTCAATATTATGCAAGGTACAGATAGAAACAAACAATTCAATAATGACAGGCATCACCAAGATGCCAGCGTCTAGTGTATGTAGCCCTTCTGATACATTGTTTAACATCAATGACTCAGCAATGGCAGATAGAGGAACCTTGCTCTCTAGTACATCTAGTGTATTAAGCATAACGTCTGGACTAGAAAACATATCCATGTAGCGTTGTGCTACATCAGAAATGCTTGTAAGCTGTGGAGGCTGTTGCCACGGTCTGCTTTTCTCAGGAGCAGTCCAAGACACACCCGGAGGTACTGGTGTAATAACATCAAAGGGTGAAGTTTTAACTTTTTGCATTAACCAGTTCCTCTCTTGCTTGTCTAATACCTTGGACAACATCTGCAATAATTTTCATATTCATATCTTCTTTCTTTGTTTCTTCTGCTGGTTTTTCTTTAGAAGAAGCAAAGCCAAAGCTTTTCTTTTTTGGAGAAGAAGAAGACTTGTTAGAGGCAAGCATTGCATCTATTTTATTCATGTAAGCTTTAATGTGTTTCATGATCCTTTTATCTTCTTAAACAGATCGTACAGGCTCTCTAAGCCAATCTTTCCACCTGTCGTTCCACCTGTGGATAGTAATGCCACAGCTAATTGGCCCATAGATGAATAAAAAGCACCGTCTGCTGTAGAGTCAGCAGTGTATTTGGATGCGGCAGAATTAATGTTTGCCTTGGTAATTTCATTAGCTCTAGTTGCATCATTATCGGCTGTCTTCCATGCTTGCTCAATCCTATCACGATAGGTTTGTGAAAGCTGAGCATATGTGGAAGCAGACAAGTCTGTAGCATTCTTAGCATTGACAGCAGCCATAGCATTCACTTCTCTTGTGTTTGCTGTTGAAATTTCTGCCAACACTTTAGCATTTGCTATGTTAATTTGTGTCGCTAAGTTTGCATTGAACTCCGCTCTGTTATTAGCTTCTTGTGCATTAAATTTCAAAAGCTCATCAGCAGCAGTTTTGTTAAAGATGGACACTTTGTTTTTCTCTGCCGCATTATACTGAGAAGCAGACAAAGCAAGCTGTGCATTCACCTTGTCAGCTTCTAATGCATTTGCTGCATTGGTTGCTTTAGCTGCATTAGCAGCAGCAGTGTCAGAGATGATGGAGTCAGCAATTTCCTTGGCTTTAAACAAAGCTGTTTGTTGTCTGTTGTCTAAGTTTCTAACATCCATAGCCAAGAAAGACTTAGCATTCTCAACAGCCACTTGTTGTCTGTTGTTAAGGTTGGCTGTCTCAAGAGAAGCCACCTGTGCTGTCTTTGCCAATATCAGTGCTTGTCTATTAGACAAGTTCTGTAAGTCCATTGTGCTTGTAAGACGAGCATTCTCCAAAGCAATGGTGACATCAGCAGTGAAGTTTTTGTCAGCAATGTCAGCAACACGAGCAGCATTCAACACTCTAGTCTGGAAGTTCTGATCAAACTCTTGACCCAAAAACTTAGCTCTTTGCTCAGCCAACACCATAGCTGTTTGTTGTCTGTTAGAAAGGTTTTGTAAACCCATCTGTTCAAACACTTTAGCATCAGCAGCAGCAATAGGCAAAGCAGCTTCTAAGGTGGCTTGAACAATGGCTTGACCAGCCATGCTACTAGCACCCAATCCTCTAGCTGCAAGCTGTGCTGTAACACCACGCATAGAGGCAGCAGCCCAAGGAGGTGGGTTACCAGCGTCAAAGTTTGTCAGAAGCTTGTTAAGCTGTCCTTGTGTTGTCATCTCTTCTGAGACAACTCCTTGAGCAGCTTGTGTCTTAGCTAGAGCAGCTTCAACTTGTTTCTGATCTACAGCAGCACCACTAACAACTTCACCAGCTTGTAGTGTTCTTTGTTGAGGAGCAACCACTTGTGTAGCCACTCCCTGTGCCGCTGCTTCTTTACCAACTGCTGTCTCTGTAGGAACAACAGTGGCTGCTTGAGCTTGTGCTTCTTTAGACAAGACACCCTGCTCTGCTTTCACACCAGTTAAGCTCTCAGCAAGTTTAGCTTGAGCTTGGTCTGCTGCAATTTTCTCTTCAGCCACTGCTGCTGGAGCAGCCACTTCTGCTGACACCACACCTGCTGTAGGTGTAGCTTGTTGTATTGCACCTGCTTGTTGTGCAGTTGCTGTCATTCCAGAAGTAATTGCTGTTTGTTGAGCGGGAGCTTGTGTTGCTGTTGGCTTATCAGGAAGAACAGCACCACCATCAGCAAATGTTCTTTCACCTCTTGTACCAGCATCTCTTGAAGAGAGAAGCTCACCAATAGCAGCAAAAGCTGCTGTCAAATCTAAAGCTTCTTTTTCTTTCTTTGCTTTTTCTTCTTCTTCTCTCTTTTTCTTTTCTTCGTCTTCTTCGTCTTTTGTTAATTCATTAACAGCATAAGCATCAGTTAAGCTGACAGAAGGAACATCATAAGCACCTAAGGGAGCACCAAAAACACCAGCCTCACTTACAGTGCCGCCACCAGCAGCGGGTGCTGTCAGTCCTTGACCTCCACCCATGTCTGTTAGAAATGGCTGTGAAAGGGTGGAGCCTGTTAAATTAGAAGTGACAGGAGCTTGCATGCCTGTACCAGCAGTGAGGTCGGCACTAGACGCTGCTGCACTAGCAGGAGTGGTGGGAGGGGTGTATAAGTTAACCCCTTCACCAGCACTTGCTTGTATGCCTGTACTAGAAACGCTGCTACTAGGAGCGATAGAATACATACTAGTGTCAGCAGCAGGGAGAGTTAGGGCTTCTGCTCCTGCCCCACCAGTCACTCCTGTATACGCACTAGTGGTGTTGGCAGCACCAACACTAGCTGAATCCACACCAGCGGCAGAGGAACTTCCTCCTCCTAAGCTAAGGCTGCCAGCATCCGATAACAGTTGTGTGCCACCAACAAGGGCTGCTGAAGTGGCCCCAGCTATCACCGAATCTTCTAGAGATTCTCCTGCAACTAAGTTGCCTCCTGTGGTGATGGCAAAAGCACCCGCAGCACTGACAGCAGCAGCACTAGCTCCAGTGACACCAACAGCACCTAAGACAGCATTGCCCACCATTGGGATTAAGGCAGGATTGACAATAGCCGCAACAACAAGGGCTGCTTTAGCAACCTTCTTTAAAAACTTTTTAAATTTTCCTTTTTTTGACATATCACGCTCCCAATTCGCCAGATTCAACCATCTGCTGAGTTAAAACTCCTAAGGTTGAAAAGATAGCCAAGGCTTGATAATCAATCTTCTCTCTAACATCTTCTTCTTCTGCTAGGTCGTTAGCCAATAGTTCCTGCCTAAAACGAGGATACAAAGAAGGGTCTTTAATAACATCCTCAGCCATTTGAGACAATTTGATAATGATGTTTGGGTCTACATCATCTTCAATAATCATTTCTCTAATCATCTTCTTAGCCTCAGTCACTTGCTTTGCTTGAGCACCCTTAATGACTTGACCACCTTTAGCGTAGTGAACAACAACCCCACCCTTAGCCATACCTTCTGAAAGCTTAGAAGTGATCAAAGAATATTTCTTTGCCTCTGCTGGTGTTGACATCAAGAACTCATCAAACATATGCATAGGCCCGTTGTAGCCCATCTTTCTAGCCACAACTTCTTTTTGTGTTGCTGTGAAATCTTCTTTCATTTCTTTAACGCCTTATACAAATATTCTAAAAATTGTTGATTATCTTTTAATGTGGCTATCAAGCCTGTTGTCACACAATACACTTGTCTTTCTGTCATATTCAATTGCATTGCATTATCTATTGCATGCACCACTTCATGTAACACAGTGTCTGTTTCTAGTGAAGGGGGCTGTCCATTCTTTATTCTAATTTTTAAATTGTCACAATCACAATCCCCTATAACATCTTTTAAATCATCTAAATAAACCACTTCATATTCTCTGCCAATTATATTTAGATTTTTAAAGGACATTATATCACTCCTTAAGCGACAAGTCCATTTAGGTACACCGTCTTACCATTTTGTTTAGTAGCTGTCAACTCTTGTTTCTTTAGGTTGCTTGGGTCGTATGAGACATGCACCCAACCACTGTCTGGAATACCGGGAGTATAAAATTCTAGGATGAGTTGTGTGTATTCTAAATTATCCATAATCCACTGGGCCAGATCAGCATTTGCAACACCCGGAATTTCTATATCGGCTGCTCTCCCAAGGCAATGGTCTGAGGTTTTTGATCCTCCCACCGCAGCATTACTTTCAGGACTGCGAAATGCACTATTACATTTTACACCTTTTTTATAATGATCTCTAACAGGTTGTAACACTTTCTCACAAAGCAGCTTCAAGCTAGCAATGGCAGCTTCATTTGGTGTGTTGTCCAAACCAAGACGCAAGGCTGTCTCAGACTTAGTCAATTCATGTAGGGAGAAGTTGGCTGTCAGGTTCATTTGATTTCCTTTTGTGATTCAAGGGCTTTGTTGTACAAATCGATGCAAGAGTTGAGCTTTTCAATGGCTCTATTCCCTTCATCAGTCAGTTCGAAAAGAGCTTTTCCAAACGCTGGGTCAAGTTCGGTTCGTGCTTCTCCTGCACTATCTCCGGTGGGAGTGGTGGGATCTGTGGTGGGCTGTACGGGGCAGGTCGTTTTGA